TTTATTTCTTTATTGGTGTGTAAAGTTTCCTTTTTGGTATTTGAGTAGAAAATTGAGGAGATAATAGGTAACTATCAATAGGTGTAACCTTAAAATTTTTTTTAAAAATCGACCCGTTTCCCCCAACCCCCGTCATTTTTTTTGGTAATTTCAATAATTATTTGTATATTGATATTTATAAGTAAATTAATTAAAATAGTATGAGAACAGTATTAATAGGTTCGGATTTTATGTACAACAAAGATGGTAATTTAAAACCAATTGAAATAAACACATCAACGGGCTGGAGTCAGCAAAAAGTAGAATCACACGATGAAACTTATGATTTAACTGCATTGGGTCAATTTATACAAGAAAACGGTTTTACAAAAGTAACATATGTTTATCAGGCAGAGAATAAAGAAATCATAAACAGATTAGATATATTATTAGAAACTATTAATGTAGAATTTGTTGCTTTAAAAGTTGGTTCAACTGCAATAACTGTTCCATATATTGAAGATAGTGAGACTGATTTAATTATTAGACAATCCTATGATACCACAGCAATAGTAGATGATATATATTGTAGAGATAAGGTAAATTTCTTAAACTTAATTAAGGATGAGGAATATGGTTCACAATTTGCATATATGGATATCAATGGTTCAATAGTTTCAAATATTACTACAATAAATGATAATGGTAATCAACCTAATTTTATCTTAAAAGCGGTGGAACCACATTACGATAAAAATATCTATCCTAAATTCTATAAAGTATCAACGCAAGAAGAATTAAATGTGATTTTGTCAAATGTAGATAATAATTACTTCTTAATGGAATTCTTATATAATCCGGAAAAATTATATAATAACTATATTCAAGTAATTAGAGGATTACATATATTATATCCATCATCGTTAGAAGGAATAGAGATAGGAATGTACACAAAACTATCAGATAACGTAGTAACACAATCACCATTATACAATAGTGAAACATTTGAATTAGACTTCACAGAAAGAAATTCATATCTAACTTCTGATTTGGTGATAAATCTTCCTAAATTATTAGATACGGATGTTGTACAATTAGCAGATGGAACATTCAAAACTGCATTGGATTTACAAGTGGGTGATTTATTAAAAACAATAGACTTACCAGTTGGAGATTATGATATCGCAGATGCATTAAGAATAGATGAGACGGGTGATGTTACATTTTCTAATTTACAAGAAACCGTTACTTACTCTACAAATCCTGTTACTTATAAAAGTAAAATATCAAAAACGGTTGATTATGTTATGGTAACATTTGGTGATGAAACTAATTGGTCAGATACGACTTTCTCTAAATATTTAATTGAAGATAATACAACAAATGCAATCAAATGGAAATCACTTAACGATATCAATATCGGTGATAGTATTATATTATTAGACACCACAAGTGAATCGACACCTGTATTAATCAAAAAACAAGTAACATCAACACAAATCACATCACAAGTATTTTCTGGATGGGTAATAACCGTAGATAGAGCTCACTTATTCTTAACTAAAACAGACCCAACATCAACGACTTCGTTTGTTGCAATAGAACACAACGTACCAGGATCGTCTTGTTTTGACCCGACTCTTTGTACGCAAGATGGTTGTCCAAAGGGAGAAATTTGTTGTAATAAATTTGATGGTTACGGTACTTATTCCGTTTGTTCAGTTGGACTTAGCGGATGTGAATGTAATTAAAATAATTAATATAAAATAAAATAACGAAAATGAATACTCAAGATAAACAAACGATACAATCTATAATTAACTCAATAGGTAATTTGATTGTTACTACAAATTCTTAATTTAAAGATAATAAGTTATGGCAAATTTATTTACAATAATTGATGCGTGGAGAATTGCAAATAATCCCACAAAAACTCAGGCCGAACTGGCAAAGAAACGTGCTTTAATATGTGAAACATGCCCTTCTAAAAAAACAATAACCAAACTTTTCGGTGAAATTGGTATAGTTTGTAATGAATGTGGTTGTCCAATTGCAAAAAAAGTATTTACACCCAAAAACAAACAATGCCCATTAAACAAGTGGGAAGAGGTGGAAGCCGAATATTATTCAAATTCCGGCAAACATAAGGGTATCAAAACTATGTTATAATTATAATGTCTTTACTAATAAATAATGATTTGATTTGGTTATCAATACCAAGAAATGCAAGTCACTCAATTGAAAGTTCTCTTTTAAAATCCAATTTAAATATAAAACTATGTGAGAGACTTATGCAACATAGAAAATATATTGTTAATAACACATTGGAAGACAATCAAATTGAACTGACAGACCACATTCATTATCAATTAGAAGGATGTATTTTAGAGTTTGGGCCCAAAGATACTATATGTATTGAAAGAGATTATGCGAGTAGATGGGTTAGTGGGTTGATACAACTATTTAAAGAATTGGGATATTTTGGTGTTACATTTAGAACAAAATTAGAAGATGTAGATAATGAATTCATTTATAATTTATTTGATGTGAATACAATTAAAAATATCAATTCTTGCCAAGAAGAAAATCTAATTGAGTTTATTCAAAAATTAATAAAAAATGGCACAGAGAATATTATTATAGAAAAATTTAGATTTATATGGATTGTATTAGTATCACAAAATTATTGGAAATCAAATAAACCATGTACCTATGAGTTTAATATTAATGAATTGGATAAATTTAAAATGTTTATTAAAGATAGGTATAATGCTGATATTATAATTCCAAAATTAAATACCACTATTGATTCAAAATTTAATAAAAATAAGATTATTTTAGATGATAAATTAAGGAATTGGATTTGGGATAATTTTGAAAAACCATTTATTAAATCAAATAAATTAATATAATGGAAATTTATAAAAATATTTTTTCCAATGATTTTTGTGATACTTTAATAGAAAGAAATTTATAATACAGTTATAAACGAGTTAGATAAATGTAATTTTCCTAAACATAAAATAATGTGGTTGCAAATGACGGAATATAAAGACGGAAGGTGGTTACGAAGGCATGTAGACACTGCTGCAGCAAATAAAACATCAATAATGTTATTATCTAATGAATTTGTAGGGGGGGATACATATATAAATGATAGAGCTGTAAAGTTAGAAAAGGGTGATGCTGTTTTATTTAATGGCGGCCGTGAATTTCACGAAATAAAACCAGTAACAGATGGGACGCGTTACGCTTTAAATTTTTGGTTTTATAAATAATAATATGTTATGATAGATTTAAAACATTATTTTTGTAGTGTTCCATTTAATTCGTTAGAAATACACAATAATGTTTGCTTTGTATGTTGTCCATCTTGGTTACCAAATAAAATAGAAATTAGTGAATATCCATTAAAAGATATTTATAATAGTAAACCAATTGTTGATATTAGAAATTCAATATTAGATGGTTCTTTCAAATATTGCAATAAAGAACTTTGTCCATATTTAAGTAAATTAGTAAACTACGGATTAACATCTGGTCCAGTTACACTAAAATCAAATTCAAATATTAATAATCCGATTATAAAAAATAATACACCAGATTATCTGGTAATGAATTTTGATAGAACATGTAATTATAAATGTCCTTCTTGTAGAGTGGATTTAATTGTAGAAAATAGTTCGGGTATAAAGAGAGTTGAAAAAACAATAGAAGATATTGATAATTATTATTCACAGAATGTAAAAACATTATATATCACAGGTTCAGGAGACCCATTTGTTTCAGTAGGATTTAGAAATTATTTAAGAAATTTTAACCCCAAAAAATATCCAAATTTAAAATCTATACACCTCCACACAAACGCATCGATGTGGAATAAAGAAATGTGGGATTCTATGCCTAATATACATAAATACGTTCATACTTGTGAAATTAGTATTGATGCCGGTACAAAAGAAACTTACGAAAACAAAACTAGATTAGGTGGAAATTGGGAAAATTTATTGAATAATCTTAAATTTATAAGTACATTACCAATAAATGTCAAAACTTCATTTGTAGTGCAAGATAGTAACTATATGGAAATGGAAACGTTTTATAATTTAATGTATTCTATTTTTGAAAAAAAAGTAAATGTGTTTTTTGGTAAAATAACCAATTGGGGTACATTTTCTGAAGGTGAATTTAAATTAAAACAAGTATGGGATACAGAACATCCTGAACACCAGTTGTTTAAAAATGAATTTAATAAAATATGGAAAAACCAAAATTTATTTCATAATTTATACGAGTTTATTGATACTACAAATAAAACCCTAATATAATGAAAATTTTATTAATAACCCTACCCAGAACTGGCTCCACTTCATTATTAAAAAATTTATCAGAAGAATATAATTTAAAAGAAATAAGTGAACCATTCAATCCATATACTAACAATTTAGAACAATATGAAAATTTTGATTGGGATACTGCAAATGAAATATGTGTTAAAACCCATATAAATCACAAAGATATATCATTCTATTCAAATTTTGTAAAACTATTTGATAGAGTAATTTTAGTATCTAGAAAGGATTTAAAGCTGTGTGCGGAGAGTTTATCATATGCAAATCATTTTAGAAATTTTAGTGAAAAATATGAATGGATTAATACACCCAATTTAATAGATAATATAAAATTAGTAAAAAAATTTGATACAGATTTAAAAAAATTATCAGAATTAATTAACATTGATATATTGTATTATGAAGATTTGTTTGATATAAATTCTGAAAATAAATTAAGAAAAAATGTTGTTAAAAGAAAAAATCTTATTTAGTAAAGAAGAATGTGAATCTATAATTTTATATAATGATGCACATGTTACAAATTGGAAAATGAATGATAGAAAATATAATTCACAACCAATCAACCACTCATTGGAAACCAATTGGTTGTTTCATAAACTAAAAAAATTTGTTGAAGAAAATACTGATATTAAAATTAAAACAATTAAAGAAACAATACATTTTCATAAGTTCACAAAAGATGATTGGTTCGGAAAACATAATGATGACAGAGATAATAGAATATATGCAGTGGGTGTTTTATTAAATGATAATTTTGAAGGTGGTGATTTTAAATTATATAATCCAATTGAACAAACCCTAAACAAAGTCGTTGGGAATACTTATTTATTTGATGTAAGAATTGAGCATGAGATAACGCCCATTTTAAATGGAGAACGTTTTTCATTACTTTGGTTTTTGCAAAAAGAAAATATAAAATTTGATATAAATAAATTATTATGAAAGTAACACAATATTGGAATCCAGAAGGTTTTGAAATATCTTCATATAAATTTCATTTATCAAATAAAATAAATAACTCTTTTAGAACATCGGGGTGTAAATAATCAAGAAACATGGCCTGCTCAATTTACCAAATTAATACCAAATGGTGTAAATAATAACTTTGGAATGGGTGGTAGAAGTAATGATTATATTAGTAGATGTTTACTAAGTTATTATGATTTAATTAAACCTGATTTAGTTTTGATAATGTACACATCACCACAACGAAGAGAAATATATACAAATGATGGTGGAATAGAACCATATATGCCAACCGGTGCATGGGGGTATTTATCGGAAACTTCGGATGGTGAAAAAATACAATCATTAAAAAATGAATTACAAAATGATAATGAAGATTTTATAAATTGGTATAAAAACCATTTATTAATAAAATATTTTTTAGAATCAAAAAAGTGTAATTGGTTATGGAATGGTTGGATGGGTATACCTGTTGATTTTAAAGAAACCAATAGATTTGATGGTGAATATGGTACACCATTTATAGATTTTGGTGCGGATGGTGTACATCCAGGACGAATTCACAATGTAAAGTATTCAATAAAATTATATAATCATATTTATAAAAATTTTAGAAGTTATCTATCGGAAGATGCAAAACCAATTAAAAGTACATTAATTTAAATTTGGTAGTGTCAATTATTTGTCGTATATTAGAGTATTATAAACAATTAAACTCTAAACGATGAAACTAAAAACAGAACAAGAATTACAAGCAAATTACGATAGATTTATTGCAGTAATCAAAAAGTATTTCAAAGGTGAAAGACTTGAAAAATTATTACATATGTATTCCGAAGAAGAATTAGGTAGTAATTTGGCAGTATCTCCGGCATCCGGCTCAAAACATTATCACAACGCATATTTTGGTGGTTATATTGACCACATCTTCAATGTAACAAAGAATGCTCTTAAAATGAGAGATTTGTTTATTGCACAGGGTGGTGAAATAGATTTTACAGAAGAAGAATTAGTATTCAGTTGTTTGCATCACGATTTGGGTAAATTAGGTATCAAAGGTGAAGTTCATTATCTACCAAACCAAGAAGAATGGTCTCAAAAGAAGTATGGAACTTTATTTGTTCGTAATGAAAAAATACCATATATGACTTTGACCGATAGAACTTTCTTTACATTAAACCATTATGGTATTCAATATAATGAGAAAGAATATTTTGCAATCAAACTTACCGATGGTATGTATGATGAAGATAATCAAAAGTATTTAGCAGGTCACGACTTAAAGAAACAATTAGTTTATAAGTTACAATTTATTATGCATTGGGCAGACCATATGTCTACAATCATTGAAAGACAAGATAAC